AGACAGGGTTTGTACGTCATCCCATATCGGGAAAGGCGGGAGAATTTTGTCATTTTGTCGGGCGCACAATACGCTAGCTGGGTATGGCTCCCATTCGACTGCGCAGACAGTTCTCCATCCAAGCAAATGTCCCCCAAGTATTCCTCCACCAGCGCCTGCGAAAAGAGCCAACTCATTTAAATTCTCCATTATCTAATTACCTTCGCACCAAATATCTCGCGCGCTTCAGACACGAACTTGTCAGGCGCAGCACACGCTTTGGGGTTAGCCACAATCTCACGGCTAGTGTAAGTTTCCCAGTCGCTTACGCCGTTTTTAATGTCACCGTCTGGCGTCATCCAAATGACTTTGCCAGCCTCAACCTTATGCTGCCACGGCACCAAGTCAGGGTGCAGGACGTGCGCCTCGCAACCCTGTTTTTGGTTCTCAAAGTCCAATGCCACGTCATATTGCTCACAATGCCAAGTACCATCCTCGCGCGCCGTACTGTTGGTGCAAGTACGGCAGTTCACTTCTTTGGTTAACTTAGTCTTATGGCAAAACTCATGCGCCGCACAGAAACGGCACTCAAACCAAGTCGGGTCGGTGCTAATCGGTGGCGGCATACGGTCAGCTTTGACCAGGCGTTTCCCTCGATTAATGTGATCATGCGCTATTGCGGTATCAATCCTGATCCGCTCGGTGTATATCCTATCGTCATCTTTACAAACGGCGTAGTACAGCGCACGGTCAAGCTTTAGCCCAAGCATATAAGCTTGCATCTGAATGTAGTGTTGAGGCTTAGACTTCTCAACGCCGTTCTTCTCAAGATCATCAAACGATTTCTTGCCGTGCGTCTTGATCTCCAAGACGTGGCGGGCGTTAGGTGACTCAGGCACACCTGACTCAATCACTCCGTCGACTGAGCCACCAACGTGGCAACCAAAGTCAACCCTGCTTTGGTTATCACCCGTCTTTTGTACGTTTAAGCCAATAGCGCGCAGGTCTGACACAACCTGTGCCTCTTCATCCTGACCACGTCTAAACAGACGCAAGATGCGCCCAGGGAAGCGCTCAATGATTGCCATCCTGAACGATAGCCATAACCACCTGTCACAGACGTGACCAAGCGTAGAGCAACCCATGTGGGGGCGTGGCTCACTCTGGATCGACTCATGGTGCTTGTCGATCAATGCTTGAATCGTGTGTTCTGATTCCGGTATAATCAAAATACTCTCCTTAGTTTTTGCCCCCAACCGTGAGGTCAGGGGCATTTTTTTAATATGAACGATCCCACAAGTGCATTTGTTGAGCAACAGCGCCTTGTTTGATTAAATAGCTTTCCATCTTGCCAATCTTATCGCCTGGGCTTACAAAAATGCCCTGTTGCGAATAGTGTGGCAAATGAATAATGCCGTTCAAGTTGTAAACCTTTTGCGTACTTTTTGGGTGCTGTTGCATTTCGTTACCTTTAATTGTGTGTTTCATTTTTGTCCTTTAAATTAAGGGTGTGAATTGAACTCACACCCCTGCTAATTACTTCTTCACCCAGGGCGGTGCGGCCTTCGTGCTTGCCGCCGGTGCTGCCTTGGATGCCGACGCCGGTGGCGCTGAGCCGCTAGACTTGAACCCTTTGACGTCATTGCTTGCGCCATACTGCTCAGACTCTCTGATCTCAAGCTTGATCTGCAACTGACCACCAATCAACTGATCGGTATCCTGTACTGTAGGCAGTCCAATGGCGCGCATGATCTCGCCCAACTGCTCGCGACCAATCTTCTCAGCCGTGGGGTTGGGGTTCTTGATGTTCAGGTTGCCAAACACCACACGCCCTTGGTGGGTCGGGCCGGTAATGTCGTACCTGACGGCAATGTACTTGCCAGTACCTGCCTTAGTCACCTTGATGTCGGCGGCATTGACCACGGCGGTATACCAACCCGCAGGCAAAGGTTCAAAGTTACGGTCGCTAACGGGGAGTGTGTCAGCGCTGAAGGTTTCGTCTAGTTGTGCCATGATATTTATTCCTTTACGATTGTGAAAGATGGGCGACCGTTACTGGTCGTTATTGCTTCGAGAAGTGGTGCGGTAATGCGTGGATCTGCTGATTTCCATGCCGAGGCATTGATCTCAGGTGTCCAACGGAAAAGGCTAGACAAGTGATCAGTCAAACCGTACTCAGCAGCCAAATCCTGCAGCTTGGCGCTGTTTACTTTTTTATCCAAACGACCAACGACCTTGATCTTATAGCCCTCGTCCTGAACATTTTGGGTGCCGTCAAGGTTTTTGGGGATGCTTAAGGCTTTGACTAATTGGTCTTCAATCGTGCGACGATCAGCGACTATTTTCTTTTCAGCGGCTTTGGCGTCGAGCCATTGTTGGTAGAGGATCATGATTGCTCCTTATTAGCGCAATATTGTTTGTAAGCTTTAAATGCTGGCTTGGCGTCTAACTTAGCCTTCGCCAATTCAGCTTCTTTAATACGATATTCATCGGTCATGTAATCCATTAACTCAACCGCCGCGTGTTGCGCATCTTTTGCGCACAAAAAATCAAATTTAGCTTGATTTATTTTTTCTGCGGCAATTAAGTATCCATTGATAACATCCATGTTTATCGCACTCACGATCAACCCCCAATCTTAGAAATGATGGCACCCAAGTCCGGCGCTTCCCAAGTATCCAACTTGCCTGACCTGTCTTTGGCTTGCCAGATACCATCGCTGTCGCACATCAGCGCACGTTGTGCCAGACCCTCAGCGTCCTTTTCTACGCGTAATGCAAGTACCTCGTCAAAGAAGTAAGGCAGCGACTGACCCGTCTTGTTACCTGGCATACTTGGTGCGTACAAAATGCGTCCGGCTTCATCAGTCGATTTTTCACACTTGGCGGTCATCAGGACATGGCGACCAGGTAAATCACGGAAGGCGCGAATAATGTCAGCCATCTGCGTCTGCATTTCGCCATATGCCTGACGTGGGTCTTTGCTAGTCTTCTTCTCGGTGTTCAGACAAACCTCGGCAATCTCGCTGATGCTATCCAGTGCAACTGACTTGTACTCTTGACCGCCACCCGTAGTCAGCCATTCATATGCTTCCCACAGGTCAGCCATCGTGCTGATCTCAATAAAAGGTACATCAGCATCAACGATTGACAACAAACCACCTTCAGCAGAAAGTACAACTGGATGCGGCAGCGTTGGGATTAAAGTAGTTTTCCCTGCACCTGCTTGACCGTACACCAACAACTTCACGCCATCGGCGGCGAGTCCTGCGGTACTTCTAAGATTGATAGCCATGTTGGCTCCTAAAGTTATCGCTGTTTGGGGTATCCGTTTAGCGATTAGTTGTAGTAGATCATAATAAATGATATTGTGTCAACAAGTATTTCAACTTAATTGGAAAATAAATGAAAACGCAAGACGCAATCGATTATTACAAGGGAATTCGGCAGCTTGCCGAGGCACTCGAAACGTGGCCTCAAACTGTGTACCAATGGGGCGAGTACCCGCCTATGGGAAGGCAGTATGAGTTGCAGATTAAAACTGGCGGGAAATTGAAGGCCGAAAAGGAGTTGGTGAAATGAAATTTCAACAAATGGATTTTGAAATAATAAGGACTGACGGGCAAGATCATAAAGTTTCAATCATCATTGCGGGGGTTAAGCCTGAGCTGATGATAAATGAGCGCGTAGGCGATGATTTTGAAACAGTACAGGTTCACTTTGAAGCGACCCATGCTCTGTACTTAGCCCTGCACAAGATTTATTCAGCCAAACCATGAGCCTCCCTATGACCACAACAAAGCTAGAGGCCGCACTCACTTATGCGTCTTGGGGATGGCCTGTGTTCCCGTTGGTGGCGCTACGAAAGAACCCAGCGACTGAAAACGGGTTTTATAACGCCACCACGGACACAGATCAAATCAAAGCTTGGTGGGCGAAAGACCCAAATTACAACATTGGCATACCGACCGGCGAAGTGTCCGGCATTGTGGTGTTTGACATTGATCCGCGCAACAATGGGGACGAAAGTTGGAAAGCATTTCAGCTTGAGTTGGGCAGCGTACCGGATGAATCAATTTGCCAACTCACGGCAGGCGGTGGCGAGCATTACATTGCCAAGTGGTACGAAGGATTAAAAAGTTGCCACCCTCGCCCTGGCATTGATTTCCTATCTACCGGCAATTACTTTGTCGCCTCGCCTTCGTTTGTTATTCCGACCAAAGACGGGACGATTGAAAGCGCGCGCACCTATGAGTGGGAAGCCTCAGGCGACCCGCTAGAGGGTGCAATGCCCTTTTCAATACCTGAGCCTTGGCGCGTAGCTTTGGCGGTCAAAAAGGTTATTTCAAACGCTAGTGACTCGCCCCTAATATGCGGTAGCCGTAACGTAGGATTGACTGCTATGGGTGGTTTGATGCGTCACGGCGGGTTCTCAGGCGCTGAGATATACGCTGCATTATCAAAGGCAAATGAGGATCGTTGCGAGATAGCATTGCCCGATTCAGAGATTCGGCAAATTGCCCAAAGTGTCGCACGTTACACGCCTGACCACGATGTAGGTGCCTCGGCAGCACTTGGCGATGCCGCGGCAGAATCGATATTAAGCGATCAACCCAAACACCCATTAGCGGTATTTGTTGACTATGACATGGGCAATATCCCCGCACAAGAGTATGTGTTGGACGGATTGATTCAGTCCGGCGTGGTGTTGATTGCAGGATCAGCCGGCGCAGGTAAAA